AACCCACGCTGTACCGTTCCATTTTGCAAGAAAATCAGCGTTTGCATCTTCTCCTGCGTTTAGAAAATCACCACCAATATATATTACTTTTGTTATTGGATGTTGTGCAATTACGAGAATAGTACCAGTCACTCCAGCCATTGCAGACCAGACGCCATCACGATCACGCTTTACAATATAATCAGCGTTTGCAAGTGAAGCGTTTAAGGCCAGCACCGCGGCAGTATCACCAACGGCATCCAGTGTGGTATCAGACAATCGGAAAGTAATATCAGCGAAGTGAGCAAACCTCATCTGTGGAGCGCGGTCAAGTCCAGACACGTATTGACATTTTATATCAACCGGCTCGCTGGCTAGTTTTCCGGTAGCGTCATACCCCTGATAACGTAATACAAGCGGTTGAGGATAGGCGGTCACGTCCGGCTTAATTAGATTCATTAATCCTTTTCGCTTTGCCTGAATATCACCAATTTCAGAACCTTCAAAAACTACCTGGAGCGTGAAAAAGCGTGACATGTAATTGGAGTATAGATAAGTCTCTCCTCCACTTGTCAGAGGTACAGCCACGTTATCAACCGGAGCAAGTCCTAATCCTTCCAGTAGTATATTTTTACAATACGCTGAAATATCAATCAACTCCCCGCCCGCCCGGGTGTTGGCGGTTCTAACGCTTGTACTTGCGTGCGCCTGTCCGTTCCAATAATATTCCAATACGTTGCCTGTAATAGTATTGCCTTCAATGTCACCGTCAAGATAAGTTGTCGCGGCTGTTCCTGTTTCAATTTGTGCACCGTCAATATAAATAAACTCAGCAGCCGCCCCGTTCGCGCCTGTTTCAGATAATGTCAAAGCACCTATCAGATCCCCACTATCCGGATTAATACTACATGATACCCTCTGCCAGTCATCCCTGAATGTCATATCAGGTTTAACACTTACAACAACACCAGACACATAACCTGTCCAGGTAAGTGTCAGCTCAGCCCCTGTATAGGCAGTAGGAATGTAAATATCCATAGCCGCTACATGATCAACGTCTGTCAGTGTTATTGCGTAACTTGCCAGCAAATCATTATCAGTATAAGTAGCCTTACAAGCATAGATTCCACGCCTTGATACCGCCGCTGATTGTGCGATGGCATTAGTCCCTCCAGTTGTCCATCCTTCTACACCTGTCTCAAAACTGGGATTAGTAACAAGGTTTGTTGCCGCCTTTGGTTTGATTGCAAATAGTTTGTAATTGGTTAGTGTCATAGTGCATATCCTTGCGCTCTCTGAATACTATACTGGATAGCGTCTACCCCTGAATTAGTATATACGTTGATTGTTCCAATGCCTGGTTTATCGCCGCCTAAGTTTACTCCACTTGAGCGTAGTGATTCGACAATCTGTTGTGCGTTGACCACCTGTCCGCTGGTGTTTGGCATGAACATCTCTGTCCGCCCATATTCTCCCCATTGTACCGGCTGCCCTGATAAAACACCACCACCGAGTGCTTTTTGTTCTGGTGTGTGACTACCACTTCCACCACCACCGAGAGTTAAATTTGCGTTTTGAATTATCCATGAAGGAATATTAGAGATAAAATCAGCACGGACTTTTATTGTAAGTTCCTTTGGAATTTTAGAAATAATATCTAAAAATCCTTGACTTGCTATTGTTGCATCGTCAACACCACCAATATATTTTTCTACTTTGTCCCATGCTAATAAAGTTGCCTGATCTACTAGTCCCCAGTTTCCAGCAAGGTCAAACAAGAAATTTTGTTCTGCAACTGTTAACCCGTCAAGTCCTAAACGTTGCTCGATCATATTTAATAATATTTTTTTAGTAGTCTTATCGTGTTCTTCACCTTGTTCTTTTATTTTTTTGTTTACTTCGTCAAGTTCTGTACGTAAAGTTCCAAGTTCTTCTTTTTGATCTTTTGTAAGATATTTTTTACTACCAAGCTCGCCAATTCTGTCACGTAATTCGCCAGCTTCATTTTTTAGGTCTTCAACGGCTTTTCTATAATTTTCGTTTTCTTTTCCTAATTCACCAGCAAGCAAGGCTTTATATTTTTCCATGCTTTCTTTTGTTGCTTCAACCGCAGTCCCAAGGTCTTCTGTTGCGTCTTTTGCAGATAACAATTTTTCAATAGCGCCATGTGTTGCTTTTGTCTGTGCTTCAGTGCTATAAGTTGCTCCCCATTGTGCCTCTGTCAATAATCCTGTTTCTACCACCCATTTGTGAACATTATCAATGTTTTTTGGCAATACTGTGTTTTGTAGAACAAACATTCTTACCGCTTCAGCCTGGTTATCATTCAATACTTTCGCGACAACAGACGCCCGTAATACTTCAGTCGCATATTCATCATAATTTTTAGCAGACTTTGCAACGTTGTCTTTATGTTCCTGAAATGCCTTATCTACTTGTTTTGTATAAGTCAAAACATAGTACAATCCATCGGCGGCGGCTTTCAATCCAGGAACAAACCAACCTTTAATTTTATTGGCTAGATTTTTAACGGCAGCTTCCATTCGCAAAAACGAAGCCGCGCTACCGTCAGCAATACTACCAACCTTCTCAATCTGTTCCTCAGCTTGTTGTAGAAATGCTTCATTAAAGGCGTCGTTAGCATTCATGCCAGTATCTGTTAACGCTTTTACTTTTTCTTTAAATCCATCAGTAGCAACGCCTAACGCGTCAAAGCGCATCATAGTTTGATTGGTCAAGGTCAAAACAAGCTGGTTCATATTCATACCAAGTTGACCAGCAACGCTCGTTAGTCTTACTGCTTCATCATGTGTTTTTACAAGTCCTAACGTCATGAAATCAGTAGCACTTGCCATTAATTCCATATCGCTTATAAGCCCACCAGTTGCACCTTTTAGGTCGTATAATAAAGCGTCCGCTGTGGTTCCAATGCTCTCGGAAAGTCTATCGAATTTCTTCACTGTAAATTCAAGCATTGCTTGTTCTTTACCGAAATCAAACGCCTTTTTTACTAAAGCAGCCGCACCGGTTACAATACCAAATGCTTTAGCAGCTCCAACACCAAAGCTTTTAATCCCGTCACCTGTTTTTGTTAACTGTGATTTTGTTTCGTCTAAACCGAGCTTAAGTTTAGTGGTATCGGCACTAACCTCGGCATATAAACTTGCTATTTTCTTTCCGATAGCACACCTCCCTTACTTCTTCATTTTGCTTGATCCCGCTTTGTGTCGTGCTTCGTCTATTGCTATCAGGTCGTGATAATCCTGAATACTGAGGCTTTTTGAATAGTCCAGCGTCCAGCCGAATCTCTCGACTAAAGTCCAAGTTATTAACTCGGCTGGTGCTGGATCATCTATCGTCAAAGCATCATAGACCGCACGACTCAAGTAGGGTTTGTTGGCGTTTGTACCTTGCGGATCAACTGCCAAATCAAACGACTGTAATCTTCCATGTTCATGCCACGTAGTTCTTCAACTTCAATACCCGTAACCTTTGATAACAAAACATCATCATTATCATCTGTGTAAGCAGGATTGTGAAGATCACGGTATTCTTGACGTGACATTTTTTTAAGGTCAAAAACAACTTGCTTGCCATCGCTTAGTACTAAATCAGCTTCAGTTTGTTGCATTTGTTGGATCTCCATTACCCTGGAAGGTCACACTAATTTCAACAAGGTTAGCATACGGATAATTCTTCGCGGCACCTTGAGAAATTGCTGGAATTGTTATTTTAGGTTTTCCAGAAGCTGTTCCTTCAGGATGATAAATCAAAGTACCTAAATTTCCAGCTGCAAGTGAATTAACCAAAGCACTGCCAGCGGATTGATAACGCGCCGAAAGCGAATAAGTTGAATCCTTAAGGCGTGCAATATAGGTTCTGTATTCATCAGACCCTGCACTTTCATCCAATAATTCTACGCTGGGGGTGTCTGTGAACTGTGTGTAATCTCCCGATAACACAACGGTTCCACCAGAGTGAATCCATGATAGAATTAAATCTTTTCCTGTAATTGTTGCCATATTTTCTCCTTAACTATCTAATCGTATTCTATAACCACCACCGCGCATATACACGGTTTCCCCGGTCTGTAAATTTTCTTCACCCTCGTATTCTTCTTCGAGTGCAAGCCAAATCAGCGTAAACCCGGATACTGATATTGTCTGCTTGTGAAGTAGCGAAGCAATTTGCGCGTGAATGTTCCCGGATGTTAACGCGCTTTTTGCGTATGCCCTGATATAATAAAGATGATCCTGTAAATCTGAAGGCGTTATGTTTTCAGGACCACCGTATAACAAACTCCATACTGCAAACGGATATACAGCGTCCTTAGGTGCTTTTATTGCAAAAAAGCTGGCGTTAGTTGCCATTAATGCTTTTAGCGCGGCGTCACCAGCGAACTTGCTATATAATCCCGTTGATAATAAATTCAATACTCCGCTCATTCTACCAACTTTCTAAAATAGTCACCGTTGTTTATTTTTTTGCTAACTGTTTCAGCCGCTGGTGTTAGAAATGGTTGTGCCGCCATTCTTGACGTTCCAAACTCTACAAATTCTGCGTAATTTACACAAGGCCCAACTCGAGCCAAAATATCACCTGTTGGCTTAGGATGTGCCTGAGTCATTGCTTCTGAGTTCGCCTGTCTGGCTGCCCCGCTTGCACTTGCATAACCATCATATTTTTTTGTTACGGTATAAATAGAATTAGCCATAGCACTGGTTCTTCGTGCAG